TTAACCCAAGTTTTAACTCTCCTACTACCCCTTGGACAGCTACAGGGGCAACCGTTGGAACTAATACAACAATCCCTGAGCCTAGCGGTTCGTACTCAACTGTTTACAACGTAACCGCTACTCAAATTTCTTCTAACGTGGCTACGGTTACTGTTAGCCAAGCACACACACTTCGTGTAGGAAACGTTGTTTACTTAACTGGTATTTCAGGTACTGGGGTAACTGCATCTAACTACAACGGTGCACGAACAATCACAGCCGTTACGACTACCACATTTTCTTATGCGGTTACTGCAACTAATCAGGCATTAACTACAACAACGGGAACGGCTTACTACCAAGCACAGGCTCTTTCCTTAACCGCTACTGGTACATCAGTATCTTTGAAATCTTGGGATGGCGCTACTAACTCACAGCAAATGGGTATCTACTACCCAGGCACTGACTACGCATTTAGCGTTTATGTGCGCCCACTTACCGCTAATGAAACGGTTACGGTAAAGATTAACTGGTACAACACTTCCCACACACTGATTAGTACAAGTTCTGGAAACCCGACCGTGGTTACAGCAAACGTATGGAACCAACCTTCGGTGATTGATATTGCCCCAACTACAGCAGCGTATGCAACTGTAGAACTGGACTACACAACTACCGTGGGGAACGTGGTGCTTGTTGACCAAGCGTTATTTGAGAATGCCGGTTCGGTTCTTAGTTACTTTGACGGTTTTGGCGGAAACGGGGCTACCTCAGACTTCTTCTGGGAAGGTGGGGTTACTAACGCCGCCCGTAGCCACTACTACAAGAACCGCTTTGCCATCCAGACTCGGCTATACGGAGCCACACTGACATCCCAGTTAAACCTAGGCTCCACGGCAGCGATTTACTTAGCACAGCCTCAGACGTAGTATGCTTCGGGCATGGACGTCCTACTTGTAAGCGCCTTTGCCGCATTTATCTTAGCTTTGCTCACACCACTAATTGACTTAGTAGCCCTGTTCATCGGGGCGACATCAACCAACGCTGTCTTCTCCCTGCTTTGCTCTGCTGGCGGGAACTTGTTTATCGGCTACTCCGTTAAGTCCTATATCTTGCACGTGGTTGCAGACGCCTTTCTAGGGCGCCTGCTCCTCACCGTGGCGGAACGAGTTTCGACATACCGCCCTACAGTTATCAATCCTTCAAGATAGTGATAGGGTGTCGGCATGGATAAGTACTACGTTCTTGTAATCGGCAGTGGCCGTACGAGCCGTGCCAACGTTGACGCGCTTTTAGAAGATTACTTTTACGCCAAGGGTAAGAACGGAAATCTTGTTCTTGCTTTTGATGGTCGTCCTAGCGAGGGTCAGATTTATGCAGCCCAACTAGCTAGAGACAAGGGCATAGATATTGTCGTATTTAACTCCGCCACAGATGCCCCCGGTCTTCCTGCGTGCAGCGTCGTTGAGGGGCGGGAACCGATTGACCAAGCTTTGAGCCACATCAAAGAGAACAACGGCTCCGTTTTCTTTTTATGGGACGATAACAGCAACCAGACACTTGTTACGTGTGTCCAGCAGGGAATCCCAGCCTTTGACCTTACCGAAGGTCTTAACGCCCTATCCCCCAAGGCCGTAGAGCCACAGGGAACCGTAAAGACCCCAACTCCTCAGGAACTAGAGGACTTATTCTCAGTCCCTGCTGAGCCAACCCCACATGCGGGAGAATTGTCACTTGAAGAGAAAGTCTTTGAGATTGTCAATAAGCACCTGTTAAGCGCCATAGGCGTGATTACAGAGGAGGTAACCAACCTGATTAATGCCTCTAAAACGTCCTCTAAGGGGTTTTAGAGCGTGTTTACAGAGTTGCACCTCAAAGTACTACGAGCAATGCTGGCTAGCCCCTCTAGAAGGGGTTCAAGAGCCATAGCAGGAGATGTCGGTATTGGAGTCAACAAGACCCAAGGCATCATCAACAACCTCAAAGATTTGGGGATGATTGAGAGCAAAAGAGTTCGAGACTTAGACGGGACTGTTCGTGGGGAGATATCCTTCACAGAACTTGGCTACCGTGCCGCGGCAGTAGACAAAGCAACTATAGATAACAGTAGTCTAATAGACAGTAGTTATCTATTAAAGTATACCGAATATATCGACGAGGTCGATAAGGAGAAAGCGCATATGACTTACTTCGAGTTCGCAGAGGACCGGGAAGAGGCCGCCCGCCGCGAGCGCGAGCGTAAGCACCGCGAGAAGCAAGAGGCTCAGGAGAAGAAAGCCGAAGAGCGTCGCATGAAGAAGCGCGACAAGAACAATCCTTCCAGCTGGACTATCACAGACACCGCGTTTGAATTTGCCGAGCAGATGCACAAACTTTGGCACGTTAAGCCTTGGCGAGTTACCACCAGCCGTTTCCGCGTAGCACTTGCTAAAGCGCAGGCTGAGTTCGGTACCAGCGGACCTATTGAAAAAGTGATGATTGACCTGTACTTTAAGCAAATCAAACACAACACCAGCATTACCGACCCCGAGCATGTCTGGAAGCGTTTTATTGCTCAGTACGGTAGTCTCATGATTGAAGCTGAACGTCAGATGGTTACACCTGATGACATTCAGCAAGCAAAAGAGAAGTCCATGAAGTCAAGAGGAAGGTTGCGCGATGTATAACGTTAAAGACGTTAAGGTTCGTCGCCGGCACTGGTTACAGGCCGCATGCTTACCGCCTGCTCGTATTGGTTGGACTTTAGAAGATTGTTCCGAAGTTGAAGACGACATCATGTTGGATGTTAAGTCTTGGATTGAAAAAGTTAAGCGTGGAGATGTTATCCGAGCAATCGGTCACAAAGATTGTGGTCTCGGTTTGTTGTTATGGGGAACACCTGGTTTAGGTAAGACAACTCTTGCGTTATCGATTATTCAAGAGATGATGTTGAATTTTCCTATTGAAGCCTTTGATGTTCGTGAAGGAAACACTGTTATTACTCCGTGTTACTTTTCAACCTTTAACGATATTTTATATTTAAAGGGTCGAACAATGGATGAAGAAGTAAATGATTTAGATGTAAATCTTTACAACGGAATTCTTGGCGAATGCCGTAACGATGCTTTTAATGTTCGTGTGCTGATTATAGATGACATCGGTAAAGAACACGCTAGCTTAAGTGGTTGGCAAAAGAACATGCTTCACCACATTTTAAGGACACGATTTAACAACGGATTGCCTACCATTATCACTACAAATATTGAACTAGATGATTGGGCAGGGCTCTACGGTGACGCTACAGAAAGTTTTGCGCACGAAGCCTTTGTCTACCTTCCATTGGACTCTGGCGGTAAAGACCTACGCAAATGAGTGGTTTTGCCGTGGAAGATAAGCGTCTGCTACAGATATTTTTGCCAGATGTCAAGGGTTCTTTTGAGATTTATGAAGTCTACGCAAAGGCTTCAGGTGAACTAACGTGTAACTGCGCTACACATGAGAAGAGAAACTCATGTAAGCACACACGGTTTATTCAAGCACGAATTGACGCCAACAAAGGTCGGTACATTCCAGAGATTTTACGCTCAGCCACGCCGGAAGAAACTGAGTTGGCAAAGACATCAAATCAAGAATACAATCAATTTCTCAGACGATACGGAAAAATAGAGGTTTACTAAATGCGCAATGGGGATATCAGCAATGAACTCCCCAAGCGAGTTTTAGTAGTAGCTGAGGTTTTTTTAGAAACAGAAATCGTTGTAACAAAAAAACTTAAGTTTTTTAAAGTACCTGAGGCTAAACAAAAACTACGCAGGGATACTTTAAGTCGATTTTATTTATATACATCTAATCGTGGGGTAACTCTTGAGTTAATCTCGTACACCCTAAACGATGAAGACCTAGGTCTTTTTATGGATTCTCTTGACAGAATGGGTACTAATCCATTTAGATACTACACATCATACGAATCCATTAATCATTTAATGAGCGAACTACCATACAGACCTGAAGTTGTCGGAGTCATCGATGTCCCCGAGAATCTGCTACGGTACGGTCACTGGGGATTGGACTTTAATCGGTTATGAACAACGAAGCACGACTACTTAGCAGAGTCATACAAGAGCGCAACCTTGGAGAAATTCTTGAAAGGGGTGTTGCCGAGTCGTGGTTTGCCGATAACTTTGACAAGAACTTATTTAAGTTTGTTCGTGACCACTACGTAAAGTATCAAGAGACACCTAGCATCTCTGTAGTTCAAGAGAACTTTCCTTCTTACCAGCTTCTTCCTATTGATGACAGTATCGATTATTTAATCGACACCATTGTTGAGCGTCGCCGTAAAGCGCTAATTGTTAACAGCATTGGTAATGCTCTTGACCACGTAGAGAAGAACCAAGACCACGAGGGTGCCCTCCTTGCTTTGCAAAACGGGATAATGAAACTTGAGGATTCAGGTCTTAATAAGACAACTGATATTGAAGTTACTAAGGCCGCTCAGAACGCCCGTGCAGAGTATGAGTTTCGCAAGAATAACCCTGGCCTTTTAGGGCTTCCTACAGGATTCCCGACAATGGACAAGGCGACCTCAGGTCTTCAGCCCGAGCAGTTAATTGTCATCATTGCTCCTCCTAAGACAGGTAAGTCCACCCTAGCTTTGCAGATTGCTATTACCGCACACTTGCAGGATAAGAAGCCGCTTTTCATTTCTTTTGAGATGAGTAACAAAGAGCAACTAAGCCGTTACTACGCAATGCGTGCCCGCATCTCACACAAGCGTCTTATGACAGGTACTTTAACTGACAAAGAAGAAGCCACCTTTAACACCATCACCCGCAACATTGAACATATGCGTGAGGAGTTGTGGTTATCAGGTTCCGCAGAAGGTCAGACCGTCAGCGCCATTGCCGCAAAGATTCAGAGTAAGAAGCCCGACATCGTGTTTATTGATGGAACATATCTGATGATTGATGAGCAGACCGGTGAGTCTAATACTCCCCAGGCAATCACTAACATCACCCGTTCCCTTAAGCGTTTAGCGCAGAAAACCAAACTTCCTATCGTTATCTCTACTCAGGTTCTTACATGGAAGATGAAGGGCGGTAACGTAAGTGCCGACTCCATCGGTTACTCATCTTCTTTCCACCAAGATGCAGACGTTATTTTCGGCTTACAACGCGAGAGCGAGAACGTAGACGACACTCGTCTTCTCCGTGTAGTTGCAAGTCGTAACGGCGGTCTTGTAGACGTATCACTTGTATGGGATTGGGAAACTGGGCAGTTCCGTGAATTAGAAGCTGGCGACCTATGACCCCCGAGGATATGGAAGACCTTCTTGACCGTATCGGGATAGAAGTTATCAATACCCGCGGTGATGAAGTTCAAGGTGCCTGTCCAGCACATTTAGAACGCACTGGTCACGAAGACCGAAACCCTTCATGGTTTATTAATGCTGAGACCGGCGCACACATTTGCTTCAGTTGCGGATTTAAAGGTGGACTGTATTCCCTTATTAGTTATGTTCAAGGTATTGACTATGAGCAAGCTAAAGAATGGATTGGTTCAGACTCAGAACTTCTTTCACGATTTAACAAGATAACTAAAGAAGAGAAACCAGTTATTAACGAACAGATTCGTATAACTGAGTCAATGCTTAGCGCATTTGTAGACCCACCTACAGAGGCTCTGCTCTCCAGGGGTATCAGCATTTATGCGGCACACAAATATGAGATTAAATGGGACAGGCTTAAGAACTGTTGGATTATTCCAGTAAGAGACGCCGTTACAGGAGACTTGTGCGGTTGGCAGGAGAAGGGCTATCAAAGCCGTTACTTTAACAATTACCCCAAAGGTATGAAGAAGAACGTTTCCCTATTTGGATACCAGCAGTACGAGGGCGGGGACATGGTTGTCGTTGAGTCTCCACTAGACGTGGCTAGATTGGCTTCAGTAGGCGTTAGCGGGGGCGTGGCCACTTTTGGGTGCTCTGTGTCCTCCCACCAGATTAATGTCATCAGAGGGGCGGATAGAGTAGTGTTCGCCATGGATAACGACGACGCAGGTCGCCAGTCCAGTAAAGATTTATTAAAGGCTTGCAAGGATTACTGGTTTGAAGCGTGGTTCTTTGACTATTCAAAGACCGACCGCAAGGACATCGGCGGTATGAGCAAATCAGAAATCGTAGAAGGTCTTGTAAATGCAAAGCACGCTTTTAGAGGAGAGAAGGCAATTCTATGATTATTGGACTCACCGGCTACGCACGTTCCGGCAAAGACGAAGTAGCGAAGATTCTTGTTGAGCGCTTTGGGTATCAGCGTCTAGCGTTTGCTGACCAAATCAAAGACATCCTTATGCTTGTCAACCCAATTCTTGAAAGCGGGCACCGCCTAAACGAACTTGTCACCGAATATGGTTGGGAAGTTGCTAAGGCTAAGACAGAAGTTCGCCGCCTTCTTCAAACTCTCGGCATGGCCGTCAGAGAGATTTTAGACAACGAGGTGTGGATTGTTGCCGTTATGCAACGTATGGACGAGGACGTTGACTACGTTATCCCAGATGTGCGTTTTTACAATGAAGCCGCGAACATCAAGTTGATGGGTGGAGAAATTTGGCGAATTAATCGTCCAGATGTTACAGCCATTAATGACCACATATCTGAGTCTGAGATGGACTCTTACACTGTAGACCGCGTTCTTGAGAACGATGGCACACTTGAAGACCTAGAGTTGTCAGTAAAGACCAGAATGGCTACGCTTCTTGAATGACCTTCAAAGGAACTCTTCTTCCGTACCAGCCTGAAGCAGTAGATAAGATGTGCGAGCGCTCTAAGATGCTCGTAGCTTACGACTTAGGGCTAGGTAAAACGGTTATTACGATTGCCGCTATAGAACGCTTGATGGATGAGCGTAAAATTAAAGAGCCAGGTCTTATCATTTGTTTATCCTCACTTAAATACCAGTGGGCTAATCAGATTGAGAAATTTACCGATGGTACTTCACACGCTTTGGTCATTGATGGAAGCCCGAAGAAGCGAGCAGAGCAGTACGAGCAAGCACTTGACTGGAGAAACTCCGGCGTGGATTACATCATTCTCAACTATGAGCAAGTTGTTAATGACTGGGACTACATCCAAGACTTACCAAGAGGATTTGTCGTCCTTGACGAAGCCACAGCGATAAAATCATTTAAGTCAAAGCGCTCGCGTGCTGTAAAGCGGTTGAGCAACGCTCCTTATCGATTTGCTCTTACGGGAACTCCTATTGAAAATGGAAAGCCTGAAGAGTTGTATAGCATCATGCAATTTGTAGATGCTCCTGTTCTAGGTCGTTTTGATATTTTTGATTCCACATTCATCATCCGTAACTCGTGGGGCGGGGTGCAAGGGTATAGAAACCTACCTACTCTTCACACTAAGATGAAAGAGGCATCAGTTCGCAAGTCCCAAAAAGACCCAGACGTTGCCCCGTTCTTGCCCGACTCAATCCACAAAGACCCAGTAAGAATTGTTCTTGACCGAAAAGCTTCTAAGCTCTACTTCCGTATTGTGGACGACCTTTTAACTGAACTGGATGATGCGCAAGCCCTATTTGGTTCCTCTTTTAATCTGATGGCTCACTACGGTTTTGAGTCCAGTCGCGGAGGCCCAGAGGACGAAGTGCGAGGTCGCATTATGTCTAAGGTTGGTTGCTTAAAGATGTTGTGCTCCCACCCAGAACTATTAAAGATTAGCGCCCGCAAATTC